TATGAAAAACATATTTTATTTAATCTTATTATCTATTATAATTATGAGTTGTGGTTCTAATGTTGAATCACCGTCACCTATTGTTACAGAAACTGAACCAGAAGTAGTTACAACTAAAAAAGTTTTAACACAAAAAGAAATAGATTCTTTTTATGATGAAATAACTATGGGTACTGAATTAAGTAATTATACTCAAAGATTCTGGTATAAAAAAGATGTATACATATATCTCTATGATAGAGATGATAGTGTGTATGTTAATGAATTTAACAAAATAGTTGATGAATTAAACAATTTAATTGAGAGAATAAACATAGTTGTAACAGATGATATTATGGAATCTAATCTGCGTATTTCTATTACGGATGCTGAAACTTTTATAAAACGTGCAAACTTAAATAATCCTAAAAATAAAGATATAGTGTATATGGCTTTAGGTGTCGTATTTTCTAAATTAGATAAAGTATCTAATGAAATAGTATATTCCTACACATTCGTTCAAAAAACAAATAAGAAAAACGTTGACTTTTGTACGTTAAGAGAAGAACTTACACAATCTTTAGGTTTCTTTAAAGATACTTATTCTTTCTCCAACAGTGTATTCAGTCAAATTAAAAGAGAAGCAGTGTTAGAGTATACAGAGTTAGATAAAGCAATAATCATAAAGCATTATAGTAAGTAACCATTAATAACATTATTGTTTTACTACTACTTCTCTACCTTTACTATCTACATATATAGTTGCACCCATATATGAATCTCCTTTTGTTTTAGCATCACACCAATCCCAATCTCCATAAGGTATTCCATTTGGGTTTAATGGTGTTACTAAAGTCATAGGTGAAACTATTCGTGTAAATGTAGGTTTACATTTTTCGGTGTAAGAGTCCATATTGTAACCTGTCAAAATATTTTCATCTTTGTCGAAAATAAAATTTTCAGTTTGCATTGTAGTGTCTTCGACCAATCTACCATCCATTACTCTACATACTTTGAAAAACAAAGGTACACCAATAAGAATGGGTTGATCAGATGTCAATTTAGGAATGTTGAAACTTCTTATACCAGCTGCAGATGTTTTTGATACTCCAGCTTTACTTGTCGTACCCGAAGACTTTTTAAATTCTACTTCTACCTCTTTATTTTGGGTAGGGGTGAAGTAATTATCTATTTTATACAATCTAAACCCTAATTTACTAGCCGTACCTCCCATGTCTATAATAAGATTGTTACCTTTAATTTTTACTGAACCTAATGGTGGAGCTTTAGTTGTACGTACAACTGGTTCATCGTCATTTGTCATTAATTCGTAACCCCTCCAATATATAGGGCTTTCTTTAATTTTTTTATTTGCTACCGTATGTGATTCCCAATTACCTATTCTTTTTCCATTTTTATCTTTTAACCATCTATAAAAAACATTACTATCTCCTCCATATCCCATATGAATATGGGGACCTGTTCCGTCTTTAGTTTTAGTGTAATATTCATTTATGAATGAGAAATTATTTCTTAAATCTGGATCTGTAGTTATTAAAAATGCAATTGCTTCTTCCATCTTTTTCTGTATGTCATCATTACTTGTTTTTAATGTAAAATCAATTGCCTTAGCTCTAGTATGTAAACCATGACTTTTTCTGTGATACATATCATCACCAGCAGTAATTCTATCAATAGGAATTCCAAAAAGGTCCTTTAAGTCTGCAACAACATCTATTAATTTTTTTAAGTTTGCTAATTCTTCTATCTCTAAGTCATTTTTTCTCAATCTACCACCTGAATAGTCATAATCAATTGGTGTATTTAAAAATTTTCTTTTACCCCCTAACCATGCACCTTCCGCATCTTTATTTATTGCCTGATTGTGTGAAATTACACCTGATACTAATTCGTGATAATCATAGGGTTGTACATCTTGTTGAAATGTCACTCCTTTATCTAATAATTTTTTCATATGATCATTATTAAAAGGATAATTTTTGAATTCATCTTTTTGTTTCACATTTATACCTTTATTTTCTGCATATTGTCTTAATTCCTCATACGCAGCAATTTGTTCTTTAGATATAGGTATATAGTTTTGAAGTATATTCTTTTCTGCTCTACTTAGTTTAGCATCATCTGGATTTTGTTCATTAATGATTAACTTTAACTGTTCTTCGGTAATTAATACTTTCATTATAGTTTTTTACTATAAATATAAGAAATAAATAAAAAAACTTAATTTTCTTGTGACATAATTCTAGTGAGAACCTCAACGTAATATGGGTGATACTTATCTTTCATTAAAATTAAATCTAATAAATCATCTACTTGTTCCCCCAAAGGTCTATTATCACCAATGAATATAACTTCGCCAATAGATGCGTAAGGGTGATAATCATTTTCACCCGTCTTTAATATCCACAAGTCTCCTCGTTTGTAATAGTAAACATTTTCTAAATCATTCATCATAAAAATCGTTTTCGATTGGGAATTCATCATCGATATAATCATCCATTAATCTTTTGATTTCTATTTTATTATCTTCATAGAATTCTTTTTCTTCATTAGTTTCTAATTCCTCACCAGTCACTAATTTAATTGCTAAAAATCTTATATTTTCAAATGAATTTTCCATACTCACTTATAAGTAGTTTTGATACTACCTATAAGTGGTGATGGATTGTAAAAGTTGTGTAATTAAGATATAAGAGATCTTAATTTAGTGAGAATATCACCAAAAATTCTTTTGAAAGTAGATTGTACCTTACCCAAAACTTCTTCTTTAGTTTCTTTGTGATTACTACTTTGTTGTAGTAACTTTTTTTGAATATCTTCTAAGATAGTTTCCATAACATCTAAAAACATTTCTTCTTGTTCTTTAATGTATTGATCAATCTCTTCCTTACTAATTATATTATCTGAATTACTGTTATTTTGTAATATTTTTTCAGCATTTGCTTTTAACTCAGATGTGTACTTAGACACTAACTCTTCCACATGTTGGTTTAGGGAGTCAAATAATTCTTCTTTAGTCATAATTTAAGTTTTTATATAGTTGTTATTATATATAAATACCTAAAATAATAAATAAAAATTCATTTATTTGTCATATATTTGTTATTTACCTACTTTGTCTTTTTCGGAGATTGTTAAAAGGTTTTTTACCTTAACATGTGACATAATAACCTCCTTTAATTGGGTAATACTATCCCAAACTATACTGTGTTCTGATTGTGGTTTATACTCACCCACTACCCCATAGGTAAATATAGTATTAGGTTCTAATGTTAGATATCCATGTGCATATTCTTTTGAGACAAAAAGTGGTTCAGAATCTTTATCTAATGTATAAAAATATACTACTCTAGTTTTAAGGTTATATAATATATCCAACACCTTTCCTTGTATTACTTTAACAGTTTTCTCTTGTGCATGTTTACCATTTTGATAGTGTAAACCTCTGAATGTATAAATGTTGGGGTTAGTAACGATATTTACTTGATCACAATTGAATGTGTCAAATAAAACAAAGTCACCTCTTTCGTCAGTAAATCTCTTAATCATAATAAATGTGGTTTAGATTCTAACATGCCTGAGTTAGTTATCTCTACCCATTCTGCATTTTTATTAAATTCTTTTATTGTCCTACATCCACTATAAGATAATGCAGATTTCAACCCATCATTAAGTTTTTCTACAATATAACTTACACTACCTTTAAATGGTATGGTGGTAGATTCACCTTCAATATGTTTAGTAGATTGATTATGTGTCGATTTAGTTTCTAAACTAGCAGAACCTCTATATCTTTTATATAGAGAACCATCCAACCTCTCTACAATATTACCAGGAGATTCTTTAGTGCCCGCTAGTAATGAACCCAACATAACACATTCTGCACCTACTGCTAATGCTTTGGCAATATCCCCACTATTACGTATTCCACCATCTGCCATAACTGGAATAGTTCCTATCCCAATATTTCTTTCCTCCGCTCTAACACAATTTATAATAGAAGTAATATTGGGTATTCCATGTCCTGTTTGTACTCTTGTAGTGCATAAACTTCCACCACCTATACCAACTCTTAAACCATCCGCTCCCCACTCACATAAATCTACTGCAGATTCTAATGTAGATATATTACCTGCAATGATGTCTATGTATCTTGGTAAAATATTGAATAGTTTTTCCAACATCAATCTAACATTTTTATGGTGACCATGTGCAACATCAATCAACAATACATTTGCACCACATTCAACTAAATATAGTGCTCGTTCAATATCATATTTGCTTACACCAATAGCTGCCATAATTGGTATTTCTAAGGTATTAGTGTGCCAATCATCATCTATCTTCCACTTTTCAATCATACGGTTATCATCCATAAATTTTTTGACTTTTGAGACTTCGTTACCTTGTTCTTCAATTGTCATAAATCTATGTATACAACCAACCCCACCTAACTCCATCATTTTAATTGCCATTCTACTATCACATACTGTGTCCATACAAGATGCCACATAAGGTGTTAATAATCCGTAATTTCTACTGAGTTTTGTTCTCAAATCTATGTGAGACCTACTTTCTATATCTGAGTACTGAGGTACTAATAAAATATCATCATACGTTAACGCTTTCATATTCATAAAACTATTTTTTAATTTTGGTTGTCCCTTTTTTATATTGTGGTTCATAAGGACAATTTAAACAATGTGATCCACAACAAAACTTTCTTTTTTTTAAATAGTGTTCGGTAAAAATCATAAAACCATTTTCATCGTAACTATAATCTTTACTTTTAACTAACCTCCCCACTAATATTTTGTATATTTAAACGGTAATTGATATTTTGTAAACTCATGTGGTAAACCATAATTGTAGTTCCCAAAACATATATCATATTTTTCTACCCATTTTAATTTTAATAAATCTAAAACAGTAGTTATTTCACTAGGTTTGATATTTTCACTAATTAAAAAGTTTGCTATTCTTCTTGTTGCATTTATAACATTGAATATTGTACATTTATTATAGCTACCACATCTATAAGCGGTATGGTTATCTTTGCCATCAAATTTAAAAACAAACCATATAAATTCTTCTCTATCACTATTTATTTGCATCGTAACCTCTGTACCATCAACAATACGATCAACTAAGTATTCGTAATATTTTTGACTGGCAACTTCTAATTTAGTAAGAGATTTATTTTCCCTGACCTCTATATTTTTTAACATAATTCTTTGCATTTTTACTTCTAGATGTTTTACTCTTTGCGTGCACACCCTTTCTTTTTTTCTTAATTACGTCTAATTTATTTGTACTTTTTACTGCCATTGTTTTTATTTTAATATATTTTTAACTATTCGTGATACAACTTTATTATCTGCTCTACCACCATACTCTTTATTGAATTGTCCCATAAGTTTTCCCATATCTTTCATATCGCAAAAATTGTGGGTTACGATTAACATTTTAATAATATCTTCTATTTCTGGTTCACTCATCAACTGAGGTAAAAATGGTTGTAACATTTCTATTTCAGATTTAGATTTTTCATCACCAACAGTTTCTAAGTTCTTTACAAATTTTTGTATTACTTTAATTGTTTCTTGTTCTGTTAGTTCTTTCTTACCGTCTTCTAATCTAGATATTTCCCCTTTTAAAACTCTAAAAAGATTTAATTTATCTTTATCACCGTTTTTCATTGATGATTTAATTATGTCGTTTATTTTATTTTTCATATCTATATATAATAGTAATCATAATTTTTTAAAAAAACAACTTTTATATGTTTTTTTTATATTTTTCATAATAATTTTTAACAAACATATTTTTTTCTTTTTCTTTTATATCATTACAATAAATCCAAGCGTAAGTCTTTTTCATATTTTCAATAGATAATTTCTTTTCTTCTATTATTGAATTTACCATCTCTATTTCCTCATTAAACTCATCGCCTAAATCCATACCTAATTTCATTGCGTTTAACAATAGAGGTGCGTAATTTTCATTTTGATATCCCTCAACAGTTTCCTCATAAACTTCTTTAAAAACTTCCTTATCTTTTTCTTCTATGTTTTTTTCTAATTTATCTGGATGTGTATTACTAACTATTTTTCTAAATAATTTTTTATATTTAGTAGGTGCGTCACTAGGTTTTAATTCTGTTTCTTTTTGTTTTGTAGGTTTTTTATTTATGGGTGATTTTTTTTCTAAACCATTATCTCTCATAAAATGATGTATATCATTGGTAAATTCGGTCTGAAAATCTATTAATAAATCTTTAGTGTCCTCTTCTTGTTTCTTAAGGAATTCGAACTCATTTAATAATAACTTAAATTTTTTTTTCATCATTATTTTAATTTATAATCTATCTTATATGTTGGGTATTCTGTGTTCCATAAATCAATAGACTCAGTAAAATCTTCTATATTTTCTGAAGATAAAGATAACCAAAAACCGTTATCTCCATCCTTTTTTAGAGAGTTTTTACTAATTTTATAAGGTGGGGTTTTAAATATGTTTGTTAACTTATAATCTACTTCTATATAATTACCCCATTTATTT